CATGGAGTCTACATTAATAACTAATGGAGTTAATTTAGAAGGAGCTAGAATGGCTTGGATTTTAGATGGTGGAGCTTTAACTGAAGCTAAATCACTTGCTCAAGTTTCATCTGTATCTCCAGCTTATGATAATTTTGACAAGAGATTCTGTGGTTACTTTGCATTCTCTACATCAAACTTAGGTGCTGGGTCTGGTTCTGGAACTAACTATTTATTAGGAGATTTTTCTAAAGTGCATTTAGCGCAATTTGGAGGTTTAGATATTTTATTTGACCCTTATACAAATGCTGCTACTGGACTTCCTAGAATGATTGTAACTAGTCTTTGTGATGGTGATGCAGTACAAAATGATACTGCATTTGTTAAGATTGATAACGCTTAATAAATAATTTTTTTAATAATTAAAGGGCTGGTTAATATAGCCGGCCCTTTTTTTTAATACTAATTAATATGCATAGAAGCTTAAAATTAATAACAGCTGCAGTTAATCCTTTATTTACTACAGCTCAAGCAAAACAACATTTAAGAGTTGATACAACTGCTGATGATACTATTATTGACAATTTAATATTAGCTGCTACTCAATCTTGTGAAATTTATACAAACAGATATTTTATCACAACTGTTGTTGAACAGTATGCTGATAATTTTAATGGTTTACAACATTTATATAAATCTCCAGTTGCTTCAGTAACTCATATTAAATATTATGATAATAGCGATTCATTACAAACTTGGGATGCTGCTAATTATATTGTAGATAATGTTTCACAGCCAGCTAGAATTGCTTTAGCAGTTAACAAATCTTATCCAGCTGTATCAGACAGGATAAATGCTGTTGTGGCTAAATATGAAGTTGGTTATGGAGATAATTCTTCAGATGTTCCAGAAGGTATTAGACAAGCTGTTTTATTATGTATTGCTAATTGGTATGAAAATAGACAAACTGTTGTAACTGGAAAAATAGCAACTGAACTTCCTTTATCTAGTCAATATTTATTAAATCAATATAAAATTCAAGTATGTTAAGCGTTGGGCAACTAGATAGAAGAATTGAAGTCAAAGCTCCAGATTATACTCAAAATAAATTTGGAGAAAAAACTACTACTTTTGCAACTGTATATACTTTATGGGCAAAGGTAGACTGGAAAAGAAGTGATAGAGGAGAAGAGAATCAAGAACAAACACAATCTACAGACGTTGTATTTTACGTTAGAAATGTAGGTGTAACAATATTAGGGACATACCAAATAACATTTGATAGTAAAATATATATTATTCATGGTATAAAAGAAATTGATGGTAGAGATAGATTTTTAGAAATTGTAACAAAAATTAAAGATAATCAATAAATGGCTATAAATACAGATGGTATAACTTTAGATATTACTAATTTGAAAGACCAAATTAAAGCTATTGAAGCTATTTTTCAAGAATTACCAAAAGAGGTAAGTCAAACTAGAGAATGGGGGAAGTTATGGAAAAAACAAACTAAACCTTTAGCTGAAGCTGCTTCAGAGAATGCTCCAATTGCTGATAAAGATTATATATATCCAAGAGGTGGAGGTAAATCTACTGTTAAAAAAGGAACTCTTAAAAATTCAATAGGATTTTTTAGAACTAGAGCATCAAGAGAGCAATTAGGTGCGTATGTAGGGCCGAGAGTAAAAGGAAGATTTTCAAAAGAAAAAGGAGGTTGGTATGGTGCATTTGTTGAGTATGGAAGTGAGGTAAAACATTATGGAAAGTTTTATGGTGAAGATAATGCATTTATGAAAAAAGCATGGAATGAAAAATCTCTTACTGTTATGGATGGAGCAGAGCAAGAAGCAATAAAAATGTTTGAAGCTGCAGCCAAAAGACATGCAAAGAGGTTAAATAAATATGGCAAATTAGGATATTAAAATGAATGTAGGAAGAGCAATATATAAAATACTTTATGATAATATAGCTGTTTATAGCTTAGTAGGAAATAAAATAGCTCCAAATGTTATATCTCAAACTACTATTTTTCCTTTTATAGTTTATGATGTAGAAAAAGATTTGCCAGATGGACAAAAGGATTCAACTGCTTTATTAGATGAATATTCAATAATGGTATCAGGCTATTCAAATACATATAGCGAAGCTTCTAAATTAGCTCAATATATAAGAACAGCTTTAGATAGAGTAAATGGAAATTTTTATGGAGTTGATATTCAAAGTATAGATTTTCAAGGCTATAATGATGTGTTTGATGATGATTCAGGAAAAGATGGTATATATAGAAAAAGCTTAGATTTTAAGGTTAGAGTAACAAATTCCATAAACAATATTTATTCTTCAGCTTTTGATGGAGTGGATGAATATGTTTCAATTCCTACAAGTGGTTTAGATAGTATAAAAACAACTGGGAGTTATTCAGCTTGGGTAAAAATAAACACTACTTCAGCAACTGGAAATATATTGAAAGTATATATAGATAGTAATAATAACATATCTATTTTATATCATGCTACAGATAATCAATTAAGATTTAATTATAAAGCTGGTGGAACTGCTAATCCTATTAGTATAACTGATGCTGTAGAAAACACAGGTTTATGGTATCATGTGGCAGCTACTTGGAATGCGAGCTCTAATAGTCTAAAAATATATCTAAATGGAACACTAAAAGCATCAGCAACATCTATAACAGGAACAATGACAGGTAGCGTTACTGCTGCAGCTATTGGAAATAATGCAGCGGGAGGAGGGTTTTTCAATGGAAATATTGATGAATTAAGCATTTATACATCTGAATTATCAGCATCTCAAATATTAAATATATATAATGATGGCTTTCCATCAGCTTTAGGAGATATATCTGGAGTGATTAGATGGTATAAAATGGGGGATGGGACGTTTACTGGAGATGCAATTGCAACAGCTCCAACAATTCCTGATGTGATAAATAGTCAAAATGGAACAATGAATAATATGGTACAATCTAATTTCAAAGCAGACGTTCCAGAAGGATAAAAGATATGGATACAAAATATGTTATAATAGAAAATGAGTATATTGAAAGTATAAATTTTGATGAAATAATTGAAACTTCAAGTTTAACTTTAAGATTTAATTTAGATCATACAATGGCAATAGTAAAATATATTGGTGAAACTCCAATTTTTTTAGAAAATTATACTATATATACACATAAACAAATAATAGAAATTATTAACAATCCAGATAATAATTGGATAGAAAATTAAAAATTATGAAATTTGAATTAAAAAGAGATTATAATCGTAATGGCAAATTATTAAAAGCAGGTCAAATTTTAGAGGTAACTCAAGAAATGTATGATTGGTTAAAAGATAACGATTATGGAAAATCAGAAAAGAAAACAAAAAAAGCTTCAGATAAGAAGCAAGAAACTGAATTATAAATTTATAAAATAATAAAACAATGGCAAATGGACAATTAAATGGAACTAATTTGCAGGTTTATGCTGGTGGAACTTTGGTTGCTTATTCAACAAGCTGCACAATTAACATAAATCACGAACTACGTTCAACAACAAACAAAGAATCTGGCGGATGGGCCGAGAATATGGAGGGATTAAGAAACTTTGATATTTCTTGTGATGCTCTTTATGCTTGGTTAGATGCTTCAGGAAGTGCAATATCAGGATTAACTTTATCTGAATTATTCACTTCATATATAGAAACTAGAACAGCTTTTGCAATCACTTTTGGTGTTACTACATCTAATGCAGGTGATACAAAATATACTGGAACAGCATATATGACGTCAGCTAGTTTAACCGCTCCAATGGAAGATACATCTACTTATAGTGCATCCTTCACTGGTTCAGGTGCTTTGACACAAACTATAGCAACATAATAATGAATAGCCGGCTCTATGCGTTTTCTTTTCTGAGTGCGTGGAGTCGGTTTTTTTTAATTCAGAAAAGATAAAACTTAGAAATTATGAAATATGAAATTATTGAGATAGGAAAAGAAAAATTTCCTATTAGATTTGGTTTTAACGCATTAAGAAAATTTAGTGTAAAAACAGGTTCAACAATGGCAGATTTAAATAAATTAGGAAATGGGCAATTAACTTTCAATGATGCATTTGTTTTAATTTGGTGTGGAATTGAAGATGGACATAGAGCGGCTAAACAAAGTTTCAAAATAAGTATTGATGAATTAACAGATAAATTTGATGGCAATATGGAAGCAATGGAAAAAGCTTTTGAAATATTAGGCCAATCAATGGGACAAACTAGTGGCGAAAAAAAGCCGAAGGCCAAGAGAGCCAAAAAGAGCTAACTTGGCCAGAACTTGAAAAATTAGCTTTTGGACAATTAGGAATGAAAGTTGATGAGTTTTATGATATGTTGCCAATAGAATTTTGGCATAAGGTTGAAGGGTTTTATGAGTTAATTAATTTTAACCAAAGGAGAGAGTGGGAAAGAGTAAGGTGGCAAACTACTTTATTATTAAATCCCCATGTTAGAAAAGGCAAAACATTAAAACCAAAAGACTTAATAGTTTTTGACTGGGAAAAAGAAGAAAAAGATATTGATTTTGAAGAATTGAAAAACAAAGCAGAATATATGAAAAAATTATCAGAACATGGCAAGTAAGGCAATTGGTTTATTAACCTTTAATTTTGGTGCTAATATGGGTGGTTTCAATAGAGCTCTTAATAAAGCTCAAAAAAATCTATCTAAATTTAGTAGAAATGCACAACGAACTGGAAAAAGTTTAACTACAAGCTTAACACTTCCTTTAGCAGGAATAGGGATAGGAGCTACAAAAGTATTTATGGATTTTGAGCAAGCTATGCTTAAAGTTAAAGCTGTTGCTGATGCTACTGATAAGGATTTCCAGATGTTAACTGATACTGCTCAAAGATTAGGGGCTTCCACATCTTTTTCTGCATCTGAAGTAGCTTCTTTACAATTAGAACTTTCAAAATTAGGATTTACAGCTAAAGAAGTTGATGCATCTTCAGAAGGTGTTTTGCGATTAGCTCAAGCTACTGGTGTTGAACTTGGTTTTGCTGCTGAAACTACAGCTGTTGCTATGAATGCTTTTAATTTAGAAGCATCTGAATCTGGAAGAGTAGCGGACATTTTAGCAAAAGCTAGCTCAAGTGCTGCTGTTGATATGGAAAAATTAAACTCTATGCTTCCAAATGTCGCATCTGTTGCAAAAGCATCTGGTGAATCTTTAGAAGGATTAACTTCTAAAATCATGGCTTTAGCTGATAAAACTGGGATGGAGGGAGGTAAATTAGGAACTCACATGAAAATTATCTTCAAAAGTTTAGCTGAATCAGGCATGACTTTTGAGGAGGCAATGTCAAAAATAAGAAATGCAACTGATAAAAACAGTGTTGCAATGGAATTATTTGGAGGAAATGCTTTTGGTTCTGCTATTGCACTTTCAGAGGTTACTGATGAAGCTGCTGAATATGAACAGCAACTTATTAATTCAGGTGGAGCAGCTCTAGAGATGGCAAATATTATGGATTCTGGACTTGCGGGAGCAATGAGAAGATTAAAATCTCAAACTGAAGGAGCGGCTATTCAACTGGGTGAAGTTTTAGCTCCAGTAGTGGAAAAATTAGCGGCATTTGTGGGGGGATTAATGAATAAATTTAGTGAGTTATCTGCAACAACAAAAAAAATTATTGTAGTTTTTGGAATTGTTTTAGCATCTATCGGCCCTCTTTTAATTATTATAGCCAAATTAGCTCTTGTTGTTATATCTGTTATTAGTGGAGTTAAAGCTTTAATATTTGTTGTGAAATTGTTAATTCCTGTATTGACTGCTTTATTTAGAATTATGTTGATGAATCCATTTGGATTAATTGTTACAGGATTAGCTGCTGTAGTATTAGCATTTAGATACGTAACAAAGTCTGGAGATAACTTAGCTGTTAATATTAGAAATGCATTTAGAGCTGTAGCTAATTTTGCAATTGATGGAATTAATGCTTTAATTAGAGCTGGTAATAAAGTGGCTGGAGTTTTTGGAAAAACAGTAGATGAGATTGAACATTTTGCAATGGAAGGATACAGAAGTAGCGCTTCAACCTCTGATGTGGCTGATAATGTTGATGATTTATCAAATTCTTTAGAAAATTTAGATGAAAATTTAATTGATACAACTGATGATATTGAAGATTTAGATGATACTATTGATGATTTAGGTGGTACAACTGATAAAACAACTGATAAATTAAAAAAATTAGAAAATATTTCTTTAAATCTTAAAACTGATAATCTCGTTCCAGATATAT